CCAGCCAGGAGCAAAATCAAAACCATTTGGATGGTACTTGATGCCGGCTTTGTCGTACCCCATAAATTTGTCATAACGCAGCTCAGGCAGATTCATAAATGCCGGTAATCTGCGAGACAGAGACTTATAAACGCGAGCGCCGTGATTAGATCCAACGACGTCGGTAACGCCCAGATATTGCAAAATTTCTAAAGCTAGTTTGCGATCCTCATCGATGTTGCCCTCGACTTCTTGCCATGATTGGGCAAACCCACCAAGCTGCGGTAGGTCGATCTCATCACCAATACAGATGGTTTGGTGTGGCTTGTAAGCCCTTAAAAACTTGCCTAGATTTTTGACTGCTGCTTCATGAAAGAACGGTGCCTGGATGTCTGAAATCCAAGCAATTCGTTTTACTGTCATTAGTCCTCGTCGTCGTCGTCCTCATAGTCACCGAACCTTTCTGGTTCGATAGGATCTGGCAAGATCCAAGCAGGATAGGCAGAACGTTCCACAATAATGCCAAGGACTGTTTCCTCATCAAAACCTGCTCGCTTTAGACTTTGAGCAAACTCATACATCCCGATGCAGTAAGCATCAAGTGCTGAGTAATCTTGCTCAACTAGGTCTTTAGTTGCTTTCTTTGCCATGTGGATAAGTGTCCCTTACTTTTTGAGAAGTTCCATCATCTGCTCTTGGCGTGTCTCTATTCTTGCCAATCGGTCAGCGAGAGATGATCCACCATTCGGCGTAAGAGTCCACAACCAACCGCGAACCAAATAACGCAGACCGCCAACAAATACAGCAATCGTCGAGACGATGGCAAGAATGAATCCTGCCCAATCACTTGCACTCACCGCAAACCGAACGCTTCATCTTTAGGATTTAGCCAACGCATAATTGGCGGAATGGTTGCCAACGCGCCAGCATAAGCAATGTTCTTAGGGTTAGTCTCGCCCGCAGCTATGAGTGCAAGCGCAGCTGTTAGAAAGGCTCTGCCCCAACTTGCTAGCATCTTTTTTAGGTCCTGGCTCATTTGTTCCTCCTAGTAATGGGATGTTAAAAAACTTCGAATCCGTGTCACCAGCTTTTGTAAAACTGATGTGGATGTGCTTGGTGTGTGGATTAACTCCGGTGTATTTGCGCCAACGCCAGAGGCTTCGAGCGCTTGCAATCTTGTGATTAAAGATGACATAAGCAATTCGTTTATCTGACTTGGCTGCAATTCGAATCTGGTCGGCAACGTAAGCAGCTGTGGAGGCTTGTTTGTCGAAATCAGCATCGAGATCGATAGCCCGGACAAACCCTGAATCAGGGTCAGGGTTATGATCGCTCTTTCGGGTTGCGTGTTTGGCGTCCCCGATTGTGCCGTCCGAATCACGCTTTCGATCTGGATAAGCATCGTCTGCCTGTTCCCTCAATTGAATAACGGATTTGCTTAATCTTGGTTTCACTTGCCGACTTTAAATCCTTTTGGAAGTGGCTTTGTAAAATCCCAAACAGCAATAAAATCTCCTAATTCATCTAAATCATTTTGAATAACAATCTGATTTAATGAAATTGCATAAGTTATTGCATCGACATCATCTGGCATTGCTGCGATTAAATCTTCATAAAGTGACATAATTAGTTCCTAACCTGTGCTCCGTCTAATGTTGCTAAATACATTTCGCAACCGCTTGCGTCTGCAAAGCCGTATAATTCGACATAATCTGTTGAACCATTTAGATAAACAATATTCGAAATTGATGCCGTTGGATTTGCTACAGATGCTGCAAATGATGCTCCGTTTTGCCAACCTGAACCATTTTTGTAAATTGTGCAACGAACAGTAACACCTGAACTCGCAACATAACTAATTGCACCATTGATTTGATAGTATCCTGCAACAGTTGGTGTAAATCGTGACGATGCAAAATTGCTATTAGTGTCCCAGTTTTCTGTGCCCAATGTCGCTTTTGTTGCTGTGTTTGCTGAAATAGACTGTGATGGTGTTGATTTTGCGCTAAATGATGGACCAGTTGAACCACCTGATGGAGTAGACCAAACCGCAGTGCCGCCTGAAACTGTAAGCACCTGCCCAGTTGTGCCGATCGCGACACGTCCTGCGGTGTTATCAGCAGTACCAACAATAAGATCACCAGCTGCATCGATGAGAGATTTTGGAATAGCAGCATTGGCTAAATCATAAGCAGACTTGACTGAAGCAGGAACCGCAGCAGTTGTCGTCGATGTGCTAGAAGTTGAGTTTTCTAACTGAACAGCACCCTTTTGAGCAGTTGTACCATCCTGAATCGCAATAGTAACCGCACCGCTTGTTCCTCCACCAGTAATTGGAGAAGTCACGTTTACGGCTGTAATATCACCAACATCATTGGTAATCCATGTGTAATCAAGGTCTGTGTTAGATGCCTTGCTTAAGATCTGTCCGGTTGTGCCACCTTTGAGATCGACAAAAGATGTATCCACGCCACCTAAAGCGGTGCGGATAGCAGCTGCACCATCCTTTACAAGGTCAGTATCGTCGGGTGTTTCCCACCCAAAGTTAGTTGTTGTTGCCATTACGCTACTGCTCCTATCGCATTGTTCCATGTAAGTATAGCCGATAAAGTATTCCAAGCCTCGGAGCCTGAAACTTGATCCCAGCGAATTGTAACCTGGGAAAATTCAATAGGGGTCGCATTTATTGTTAGATCGACCCGGTTATAGCCAGCCCTAAAAGTAAAACCTTCAACGTAACCCTCAAAAGTGCCATCATTTATATTCGATGGCAAATTAACGATTTTGATTGGCTGACCCATAAATATGCCAATAAGGGCATTTCGATCAGAATCATCGATTTCATTATTACCTAGTGGAAACGTAATTGAATCAAATTTGGCTCGTGGATAAGCCTTCAGTGCTAGGCGTCGATCGGCTACCGATTGAGCATCTGCAGCCCCATGAATTACGGTATTAATGGATTCTGCGTATCTGCCAAAAGTGGTAATTGAATCGTTATCGATAGCAGTTTTTTGCGATCCATAACCAGCGCCATAATTTAAAGTAATATCATTTCTTAAATCACCGGATTGAGTAATGGATCTTAGTCCAGCAGCATAGGCGCTATTTGCATCTAACTCGGTGTAACCATTTGCAGCCAAATAATCTTGACGATGAGTTGAGTCGGCATAACAAATTCGACCAGATCCATCCTCATAAAGTTGACCTAAGGCGGATTGAGCAATAAGAGCTGCAAGAGTATAACGATCTACAACCTCGGCAGATGATGGACGGGATTGACATGTGTAATCGCCTGGACGATCAATCTCTCCAAGACCTACATTCTCCGCATTTGCCCAAGTAGTCGTTGGATTATAAGCAGACCAAATCAAAGCCGGTGCGACTTCGTTCCAACTGCTTACAAGTAAATCGACAATAAGAGCATAAATCTGATCTCCATCCTCATCCTGGGACAAAGTATCTGTCCAAGTAGATTTTGAAAGTCTTGATAATGCACCGACAGCCGTGACGTTGGCAGCTGTAGTGAATCCGGTTGATCCAGCCTGAATAACCTCAATACTAAAATCTGTGATAAAACCACCAAAAATCGGTACATAAGTACCCGATGAATTTTGCAGTTCTATCGTTAGGGAATCTGTTACTTTAAAGTCAAATGCCTGATTGTTTAAATTGACCAGTTGAATATTGCAGTACCCTGCTTGAGCCTGTTGTTCAATAGTTGTGCGACCGCTGGTAATGGTGAGATTAGCAATTGTGGTATTTGCATAATTTTCGCCAGTCCCATTGATAAGGACTTTCCAAATTGGATTCCAGTTACTCATATTGCCTGCAGACTTAGAGATCCATTAGTTCCGCGCAAATTAGAGGATTGAATAATATCCACAATTTGACGTGCAACGCCTTCCTTGTCCAAGGCTCCTGATACGTTGATGTTATAAGTATCGCCACTATCGCGCGCCTCAGCCATGCGGAAAGACCCAGCATTAAATGAACCAGCCACGGTTGAAGCAGCTGCTGTTGCTGCAACTGTTGATGCTGCTGCAGCGCTTGCGGTACTTGTACCAGATGTTGTACCAGTGCCTG